GGTTACTTTTTTTCGCTACAAAAACGGGATAGGGGGGTACTGCAACTGAATTGCATTTAAAACAATAAAATTTGATACTATGAATTACTTAAATAAACGAGGAAAAGAGATTTACAAAGAGATTGAAAAGCATTGCAAAGCACAAGGATTTGAAGATAAAATATTTTCTCATAAGCTTGGGATGGTGGCAAGTGCTTTATCTGTATTCGAAGAAAACGCAGCTTTCATTTCCAAAGAAGGTAGCACACAAAAAACCCCTTCAGGATATACACAGGTAAGGGGTGAGTTTACTGCAATGAATCAAGCTTTTAACATAGTTCAAAAAATGGGTGGTGATTTCGGACTAGACCCAATTAGCCTAGCAAAGATGTTAAAGGATAAGCCAGCAACAAACGATTATAACGCACTAGCTGAATTTGTAGGATAATGGAATTAAAAGAAAGAATTAAAAGAAATCATAACTCAATAAAGGAATATCAAAAACAAATTGAGTATTGGGAAAAAGAAAACAAAGTATTAGAGAAATTAAAAGAACCTAGTACAGTAGATTTGTTTAATGGTATAGAAAAGTATTTTGTAATACAATTAGAAGAGGGTGAGTATAATCATATACTAGGGGGTGATGGAAGGTCGCAGCCTTGGAGTGAAACAAGAAAAGGGTTAACTATTATTGTGCAGCCAGCAGAAGGTATTTATCTAAACGGATACCAAAAAAAAACAATTAAAGACTATATTAAAAAAACTTCTGAAAGTGATAGTGTGGTTTTTAAAGAAGATAGGTATTAATGAACTACGCAGACAAATATGCTAATGATGTAGTAAGTGGTAAAATACTTACAGGGCGGTTTGTAAAATTGTCGTGCCAATTACATTTAGACAATCACAAAAGAGATGATTTATATTTTGATGCAGAATTAGTTGATAAAATAGTAAAGTTTGTAGAGAAGTGTTTATGTCATTGGGAGGGTCAATGGAGAGGTCAACCAATGTTATTGAGTGATTGGCAAAAGTTCGTAGTTCAAAACATATTCGGCTGGAAGTATAAAGAAACAGATTTACGTTTGTATCGTTCTGTTTATATTGAGATTGCAAGAAAGAACGGAAAGACTACTTTCGCTTCAGTCATTGCTTTAATTTGTTTGTTAATAGATTCAGAAAAAACACCGCAAATTTTAGTAGGTGCAAACAATGAAGACCAAGCAAAGATATGTACTAATTCAATTGGAAACATTTTAGAAATTAGCCCAGCGTTTAGCGATTCAATCCGTAGAGGTGAAATAAGTATTTTTAAATATGCTGGTAAAACTAGAGGTGTTAAAAGTGTACTAGGTGGTAAGGATGGTAGTATAAACGCCATGAGTAAAGAAGCCAATACTAAAGATGGTTTTAACCCCAGTCTGGGTATTATAGATGAATATCACGAAGCGAAAACAGATGCTTTATTAAATGTTATTCGTTCAGGACAAGGAGCGAGAAAAGAGCCTTTACTAGTGGTTATTACTACGGCTGGATTTAATAAAAACGGGGTTTGTTATGCGAAACTTCGTAATATGTCAATAAAGGCACTAGATAAAGTCGAAGCTGCTGACCGCCATTTTTCTATGATTTATGAAATGGACGAGGAGGACGATTGGGAGGACGAAACAAATTGGATAAAGGCAAACCCAATGATTCAGGACATGGACACATTGATTCCATTCTTAAAAACTGAAATAGGGGTTGCAAAGTCAGAAGGTGGAACGAGTGAGGTAAACTTTAAGACTAAGAACCTTAATATGTGGACTAATTCGGCTGAAACTTGGATTAGTGCAGAAGATTGGGCTGACCAACAAGAAAAGGTTTCAGATTTAAGATATTACCCTTGTTACGGTGGTATGGATTTAGCGTCAACTAGGGATTTAACCGCATACAGTTTAATATTTGATTGTGAGACACATTATCACTTGAAAACTTGGTACTGGTTGCCTGAAGAACGTTTAATGGAACGAGTGAAAGAAGGCTATGTTTACGACCAATGGGTTAATGAGGGCTGGATAAGGTTGACTAGTGGAAACGTTACGGATTATGACGAAGTAGAACAAGATATAAAAGAAATAAATTCGCAGTACAATTTTCAGAATTTCAACTACGATAGACATTTTGCCTATACTTTAGTGAATAACTTAGAGGAAATAGGTTTTAAGGGTAACCCGTTTAGTCAAACATTTGGAGAAATGAATGTCCCAACTACGGAATTTGAAAAGTTCGTGTTTCAAGATAGAATCACACACGATGGAAACCCCGTAACTAAGTGGATGCTTTCGAATGTTGAGATATTAAGAGACACTAGAGGTTTAATAAAAGTAAGTAAGAAAGAAGCAGATAAAAAGGTTGATGGTGTAGTAAGTGCTATTATGGCTTTTGCTGCTGCTTATTCAAAAGATAATTTTAACGATTCTGTTATTGAAATTTGGTAAAAATGGCTATATTCGATTATAAATGTAAGTGCGGAAAAGAAAAACTAAACAAGTTTGTTAAAAAGCACGATGAAACGGTACTTTGTGACTGTGGTAAAAAGATGATAAAAAAAGTATGTGCGCCTAATATTGGTGGCATGGATAATTTAGGAAGAAGTAAATAACTATGATGCAATTAACAAGTGCAGGTTTTGAGGCTGTGTTTCATCACTTTTCGGAGGTGACAGAAACGCAGTCTAAAGCTTATGAAATGGCTGAAAAAGTACATGTTTCTATATTTGGTCGTGAAAGATATTCAGACCACGATAGTTTTAAAAAGTATCAAACAAGAAAACGGACAAAATCCACTAACAAAAAATAGGAAAGATAGTATTTTGCTTTAAATGGCAGAAAATCAATCCTTTTTTCGTAAAATATTTAGTAAAAAAGCAGAAAAACGGTCGTTTATGAACGATTATTTATCTGCTTTATGGTCAACTTTCGCACCTAATTCTAGTGGCGAAGTAGTTAATACAGATACCGCAATGAAACTAAGTGCGGTTTATACTTGTATTAATGTTCTATCTGAAACCGTTGCCGCGTTAAAATGTGGCGTTTTTAAAACGGGTGAAGATGGAATACAACAAAAAAGAACGCATCCAGTAAATTTATTGTTAGAGAAAGAGCCTAACAGATACATGACTAGCTTCAATTTTATGAAGGCTTTAGTTGTTAATCTATTTGGGTGGGGTAATGCTTACGCTTTAGTAATAAGGGGTTCAGACTACAAGCCTACGTCTTTAAGAATCATAACACCTAGCGATGTAAAAGTAAAAGAGATTTCAGGAGAATACTTTTATTATGTTAAAGGTGCTTTAGTTAGTGATGCAGACATTCTACACTTCAGATTGTTTTCGTATGATGGTATTAACGGTATTAGTCCAATTACACAAAACGCTGAAACTTTAGGTGTTGCAATTAAAGAACAAAAGTTTAGAGGTAATTCTTTAAAGTCTCGAATTACTGGTTTCTTATCATTCGGGCAAACGTTAGACCAAACACAAAGAGAGCAAAATAAAAAGGCTTGGCAAAGTCAAATAGACGATGGTGGTACACCTGTTTTAAGTGGTGATGCTAAATACAACCCTTTAATGCTAAGTCCAGCAGATGCACAAATAATTGACAGTATAAAAGCCAGTAAAGAAGATATTTATGGTATTTTTAGAGTACCACCAAACTTAGCGCAAAGCTATGAATCAAGTTCTTACAAAGGTGGTGAAATACAAGATTTACAATTTATTAAGCATACATTAAACCCTATTTTAGAATGTTTAGAGCAGGAGTTTAATAAAAAAATGTTTACCGAAAGCGAGAAAAGAAATGCTAATCCTCCTTATGTTAACTTTAATATTGATACGCTTTTGCGTGGTGATATCAAGACAAGAAAAGAATACTACGAATCAGGAATAAAAAATGGTTATCTAAGCCCTAACGATGTTAGAAAAATGGAAGGTTTAGGTAAAACGGATGCAGGTGATATCTATGTAATGCAAGGAGCTATGACAACCTTAAACAACATAGAAGAGGGGGTAAATTATACCAATGAATCAACAGGTAAAAGTGAAGAGGAAATAGAGAAAGAGCCAAAAGAAGAAATTATAGAGGAATGAAAAAAGATTATATAGAAAACGTAGAGAACGCAGAAAGACGTTTCTTTATGTCAACAGTAGAAAGCAGAAGTTCAGAAGATGAAGGGGAGACTATTGAGGGTTATGCAGCTCTTTACGGTTCACGTACTGATTTAGGAATGTTTCACGAAGAAATTAGAAGTGGCGCGTTTGATGGTGTTTTAAACGATGATGTTAGAGCATTATACAACCACGACCCAAACATGGTTTTAGCTCGTTCAGTAAATGGAGAGGGGACTTTAAAATTATCATTAGATGCAAAGGGTTTACGATACTCTTATAAAACACCTAACAGAAGTTATGCTAAAGATTTGGCAGATGCCATTCGTAGTGGAGATGTTAGTCAGAGTAGTTTTGCTTTTCAAGTAGAAAGTGACGAATGGAAAGAGGGTAGAAGCGGTGAACCAGATGTAAGAACAATTACAAAGTTTAAGAAATTATTTGATGTTAGCCCTGTTACTTATCCAGCGTATCCAGATGCTACGGTTGGGGCTAGAGGACTAGAAACAATAAAACAAGAAAAAGAAGCACGAGAAAAAGAAAAGTTAGAGTACAAAAGAAAAGTAGAAAAATTAAAGCAAATACAATTAAAACAAAAAGTAAAATGAACAAGTTAAAAGAACTAAACGAGGAAAGAGGTTCTTTGTTATCAGTAAATGAAGGTTTACTAGCAAAAGAAAATATTTCTGACGAGGAATTCAGAACAATTGAAGAAAACAATTCAAAAATCGAGGGATTAGACAAAAACATTGAAGCATTAGCTAAAGCAGAGTCTTTAAAGGCTGCGCGTTCAGTTGGTTCTATCCAAACAGAAAGCAAAGAAGAAAGAGAAATTAAAGGTAACTACTCTTTACACAAAGCAATCGTTTCTTTAAGAAGTGGTAGAGCTTTAGAGGGTAGAGAAGCAGAAGTTCAACAAGAAGCAGAAAAAGAAGCTCGCGAGGCTGGTGTTTCTCTTTCAGGTATTGGTATTCCTTCTTCAATGTTGGAGACTAGAACGGATATTGACCAAACAACTTCTGGTATTCAACCAACACAAGTTGGAGCGTTCGTTGATGCGATTCGTGAAAGCTCGGTACACTCTAAAGTTTTACCTGCTGGTTCAATTATGAACGGTTTAACTGCTGATTATAAAATTCCAGTAGTAGGGAAACAAAGTGTTGCATGGGCTACGGCTGAAAACTCGGCTGCTGCTGATGGTGGTACTAACTTTAGTTCAGTTACTTTAAACCCAACTCGTTTAACTGGTTATGTAGATATTTCTAACAGAGTATTACTACAAAACGGACAAGGGGCAATGACTTCAGTGATGAATGATTTAGGTCGCGAGTTTGGACAAAAAATTGATGCTGCAATGTTTAGTACTGCTTCAGTAACAAACGCGCCAACGTCAATCGCTGCAACTTCAGGAGTGGGAACATTCACAGAAGCAACTTATTCGGCTAACGCTTCTATCTATTCAGATTATATTGAGGCATTACAAACTTTAGCAGATGCAGAAGGTTTACAAGGAAATGTTTCATTCGTTGGGGCTACAAACTTAATGACTGATTTATTCAAATCATCACAAGTTGCTAGTGTAACAGGTGCGACAGGAACTAACTTCGGGAACGCGATGCCAATTGCTGGTTATCCTTCTTATTTCACTACTGCTGCAACTAGTTCGGCTGGTGTATCTGGGGATTTCATTGTAGGTGATTTCTCAAAAGTTAAATTAGGATTCTTTGGAGGTTTAGACCTTACAATAGACCCTTATTCGGCTTTATTGAATGACCAAGTAAGATTAGTAGCACACAGACACTTGGATTTTGCATTAGTGCAAGGTGCAGCGTTTGTGAAAGCGACTTCATTAGTAGCATAATTTTAACGGGAGGGCTTAGGCTCTCCCTTTATTTATGAAAAAATTAATCAGAAAATACAGGAGGGAAATTGAAAGAATTGGCTATGATTATATACAGTTTTTGCAACTTTCTTTCATAATAATATTACTTATATGTCAAATCCTTTCCCGTCTGGTTTAGCAGATTACACCCAAGAAATAACAAGGGGTACAATTCCAAGCGCTGAGATATGGAATAAATTTGGATATAATAAAGATGTAGATTCTGCAAGTCCTGAAATTATCGCTTCATGGGGTGGTACTTTCAACTACTTAACAACGGCTTCAACATTAGAAGTTGTTTCTAGTTCTGCACAAGATGGCACAGGTGGAACTGGGGTAAGTGTTGTTTTAATATACGGGGTAAATGAAAACCATGAACACGTTATCGAGGTGGTTTCTATGAATGGAACAACACCAGTAACAACAGCAAATTCTTATTTCGGTGTTAATAGAATGGCTAACTATGTTACAGGTAGTTCAGATTCAAATGAAGGAACAATAACAGTAACAGCAACAACAGGAGGCAGCACACAAGCACAAATGCCAGTCGGTGAGGGTACAACACAACAATGTATTTTTCACGTTGGTATTGGTAAAATATTTAACGCGTCTTATTTAGACATGAATATAAATAAGCTTTCGGGTGGTAGTAGTCCGAGAGTTACAGTAAAGGGGTGGACTTATTCACATGTTACAGATTCAAAATACCAAATCTTTGAATGGACAGTAGACACATCAACAGACCACAACATACAAATACACCCTAAAGAGCCTTTTATTGTTACGGGTAGGCAAATAATGTGGTTTGAAGCAGATACAGACACAAATAATACAGTTGTAAATATGAGGTTTGGGGGTAAATTAATAAAAGCATGACACGATATAAAAGCAGAAACACGTTTAATAATGGTAAAGTACAATACGTCCGAGGTAGGGTTTATGATTCTATTGAAAAAGGCGAAGAGGGCATGTTTGTCGCTTTTGAAGAAAAGGTAGAAAAAGCAGAAGCAAAGCCAGTACAAGAAGTACGTAAAAAAAGAAGACGTAAGTAATGGAGTGGAAACTAACAACCGCACCTGCTGAATTAGCTGTAAGTTTAGCTAATATGAAACTGCATTTAAAAGCAGATTCTAGCGAAGAAGATGACTACATCACTACGTTAATAAAAGCCTGCACTGAAAATTGCGAATATTACACGCAGACACGTTTTGTTAATCAAACTTATACTATAACATTAGATAAGTTCGAAAGTGGTTACATAGAGCTTCCAATAGGTAATTTATCAAGTATTACAAGTATTCAGTATTACGATGGCGATAATAGTTTACAAACGTGGTCGAGTTCTGACTACATAGTTGACACGAATAGTAAACTTCCTAGAATTAGCCCAGCTAACAACAGTTACCCGAGTACATACGATAGAATTAATGCGGTGGTAATTACTGCTGTTTTCGGTTATGGTGCAGATGATACAAGTGTCCCTGAAATAGTACAAAGTGCAATTAAATTACAGGTTCGGGATTTATACGATAATCCAGACGACCCAGTAAGGGAAAAGAATGTTGCTTCAATGATGCTATTAAATAAAATCAGAGTTTATCCATGAGATTAGACCGCTATATTTCTATTAAGTACAAAGGTAAAACAGGTCAAAACGCTTATGGCGAAAGGACTGTTTCAAAATCTTTGGTTTCTAACGTGTGGGCTTCAAAAGAAGATGTGGGAGGTAACGTAGGAGACGAAGACGAAGAAGACGACAGAGAGCAAGCGGTTGAAAAAACAAGGTTTGTAATTCGTTATAAAAGAGGGATTACAACTAGTCATTTCATTGAATATGATAATATACATTACGACATAACAAGCGTAAGAGAAAAAGGGCGTAGTCAGTATTTAATATTGATAACTGAAAACAGGGGCTTTATAGATGAAAATAAAGTGTTGTTAGAAGATGGAACGCCTTCGAGGTTAGAAGATGGAACTTTTGAACTATTTGAATAATGGATATACAAGTAGATTTAAAAGGAATACCAGAATTTATGGCTAAAATTAAAAAGCTAGACACAACAGCTAAAAAGCTGCGTTATGCGCGGTCTATTTATCGGACTAGTGCAAAGCCATTGATTCAATCAGCCAAAGCAGAAGCACCAGTTTTGAAGGCGTATTATGATGGGAAACCCCAACCCGACCCAGTAAGAAACTACGAGAAAACGCATAACAGAAAAGGGTATTACGAAAGCGGTAACTTAGGCGATTCTATTGGTTTTTATAGTACTGGTAAAGGAAAGTATTATGTAGCCCCTAAAGTGGGTAAAAGAGCAACAAGGGGTAAAAGTGGTTTTTATGCTGCTATTATTCATTTTGGCACTAAAAAAATTACTGCTAATCCTTTCATGGATAGGGCGGTAAAAAAGACAGGTGGTATAGTTCAGGCAAGTTTAACTAAACACATGAAGAAAAAGATACTAGCGATATGAATGGAGGTTTAACCATACGAAATTTACTATTTAACGATAGTGCAGTAAATGCAATAGTAGGGACTCGCATTTATCCTAACTACGTACCACAGGACGTTTCGAATCCTTGTATTACCTATATGATTGATTCAGATGGTATGAACACAAAAAGTGGACATAGTGGGTATGAGTCAACCGCGCGAATTAATATTTTTGTAGACGAAAACAACTACTCAACGGGTGTTGATTTAAGTGAAAAAGTTAGGTTGGCTTTAGATGATACAGGAGACAGTAACACGAAAACAATAGATTTTCAGGGCTGTGTGGAGTTATTTGATTTTGATTCTAACAGCCACCAATTTTCACATATTTATAGAATGTGGCAAACATAAAAAGACAATGGGAAAGAATATAAAATTAACAAAAGACTACACGAAGCCAAATGGCAAAGTGATTAAATCGGGAACAGAAATATTTGTTTCAGATGAAAAAGCAAAAGAGTTAAAAGAGTATTGCAAAGAATTAAAAAAGGTAAAAATACCAGTTTCAAATCATAAAATAGAAGAATAAGATGCCAAGTACAGGAGTAAATCATGGGGATATATTTAGTTTAACAATAGCAGGTACTGCTGTGACCCACTCAACTAGTCACTCGTTTAGTTACGACACAGACACAATAGAAACAACATCGAAAGACAGTTCACAACAAAAATCGTTTATACCTTCTGACCAGTCATGGAGTTGTTCAGGTGAAGCGTTTTTTGCTGAAGATGCTGCGTACACGTTTACGGATTTATACGCACTTAAAGGTACTATTGTAGCATGTGTTTATACTTCAGGAGTAACGGGAGACAATCAATATACTGGAAACGGAATATTAACTAACATTAGTAGAACGTCAGGACATGGAGAAGCTGAAACTATTTCATATAGTATTCAAGGAACGGGAGCATGGACTGAATCAGCTGTATCATAATAAAAATACGACACTATGAAAATTGATGGAAAAGAATACCCTTTCGCCCTTAACATTAATACGTTAAGAAAAACGGCAAAAATCTTAGGTAAAGAAGATGTAACGTTTTTAGACAAAATTATGTCAGAAATGGGAAAGAATGTGAAAATATCACATTTAGAAACAATTGCACATTTAATTATGTGTGGAGTAGATGAGGGGAACAGACTAGCTAGAAAGGCTAACGGTCAAGAAGTATTATTTGAATTAGATTTAGATGATACCGTGTTAGCTTTAACAGAGAATCCTGAAGAGCTTTCAAACGCTTTGAATGGTCTAGCTAGTGACTTACCTGTTTCTAAAAAAAAATAGTGTCGGGGGAGGCTCACGAAGCCGAACCCATCACTTTAGATGATTTAGAAAGTTTAGCATTAGGTCGCATTGGTTTGCGTCCTAGTGACTTTGGTGAAATGACACCGAGAGAGTTCTTTAATTGTGTTAGTGGATGGACTGAAGAGAAATCAGAAAGCGAAGAAAGGGAATTAAAACGCCTACGTTGGATGGGTGCTTTAGTCTTAAATAAAGGTCGTAAGAAAATACACCAAGTAAAACCTGAAAACTTAATTCCTTTAAAAGGAGATAGTTACGAGGGCAAAGGCTACACAGTAGAAGAACGTAAAGCAATAGAGGAAAGATTTAAAAAAGCATCGAATGGGTAATTTATCGGATTTATCGGTAAAGCTCGGAATGGATATCCGAGATTTTGAAACCAAGCTTCAGACAGTAAGTAAAAAAATGTCTAAGGTTGGGAAGTCGATGCAATCCGTGGGGCGTAATATGTCAACCTACGTAACTGCTCCACTTGTTGCTTTCGGTGCAATGTCAGTAAAGGTTGCAGGTGATTTTGAAGCCTCAATGAAAAACGTACAAGCCATTACAGGGGTTGTAGGTGATGACTTTAAAAAGCTAGAAGAAAAAGCAAAAGATTTAGGAGCAACAACACAATTCACAGCTACACAGGTTGGTGAAGCGATGGGGTTTCTAGGTATGGCTGGTTTTTCAGCGCAAGAAACTTTAACAGCGGTTGGCGATGTTTTAAATTTGGCTGCTGCTGGTTCTTTAGAGTTAGCACAAGCTGCGGATATTGCTTCTAATATAATGGGGCAATTCGGTATTGAAGCCGAAAATACTTCACGAGTTACAAACGTATTAGCAGCAACAGCAAGTTCAGCCAACACTAATGTAGAGCAGTTAGCGGAGGCTATGAAATACTTAGGTCCAACTGCGAAATCTATGGGTATGAGTATCGAAGAAACCGCTGCAATAGTTGGGGTTTTGGGTGATGCTGGTCTCCAAGGTTCTTTGGCTGGTCGTGCTTTAGGTTCTTCTTTAATTGGTTTAGCAAACCCCACAAAATCGGTTGCTGAAGGTATGGCTAACATGAAAGTAAATGCTTTTGATGCAAATGGTGAATTTGTTGGTATGGCTTCGCTTTTAAAACAGATTGAAAACGGTACAGAAGGAATGACCCAAAAACAAAAAGCTGCTAATATAGCTGCAATGTTTGGGAAAGAAGCGTTTCAAGAAATAAACATACTTTTAGATAAGGGTGCGGATAATTATGCAAAATATACGGAGGAAATAACGGGCACTAACAAAGCTCAGGAAATGGCTAACAAGAAAATGGAAGGCTTTAACGGGGCTATGAAAACCCTACAAAGTGCTTTTGAAGCTGTTATGATTGCTATTTCTAATTCGGGTTTATTAGATTTTGTAACTGATTTAGTAAAAGGATTAGCTGAATTTATTAGAAAAGTAGCAAAATTAAATCCTACATTGTTGAGGTGGGCTACTATTATAGGCGCTGTGTTAGCTGCTATTGGTCCTTTAGTTTTAGCTATTGGCACTTTCATAGCAATAATACCAACTTTAATTTCAGGACTTACAGCAATAGCTACGGCTTTTACTTTTATGTTAGGACCAATAGGTTTGGCTATTGCTGCTTTTGCTGCGGTAACTGCTGCGGTTATTTACTTTTGGGATGATATAAAGAAGCCAGTAGAAAACGGTATTAATTTTATTATTGATGCTATTAACTGGTACACAAATATCTATAAAGATTTTATAACTACTTTAATAGATTTAGGAATTAAGGCAGGTGATGCTTTAAAATTAGATACTAGTGGTTTAAAGGCTGCTAAAAAAGATGTGGACGACTTTGCGAAAAGTTTAATGATTAGCCACGTTAATTTTGATAAAGCTAACGAGAAGGCTGTAAAGCCACGCGAAGCAGAAACAATACAAACACAAGTAAATAAAACCGTAGATGTTCAAGAAATAGATACAGGTGATTATATTGCACCGCCTTTAGACTATTCAGTTAAAGAAGAGGCTCAACAATCAGCGTATGAAAAAGCTTTAGCAGCACAAGAAGAATTTAATGCTAGAAACAATGCTTTAATAGAAAAGGGTTTACTAGAAAACAAGTGGACAGAAGACGAGGCGTGGGTAATGCAGCAAGAAGGTAAGCTTGCTCATCTTGAAGCCTTGATGTTGTTAGAGGAAGAAGACAGTTTAAGAAAGTTAGAACTTGGTAACGAATATCTAAAAACAAAGGCTGCAATGGGTCAGCATGAAATGGATATTGATGAAACCGTTGCTGAAGCTAAAAAGAGGTTACAGAACCAACAAATACAAGGGATAAGTAATACTTTGTCAGCAATGACTAGTTTGTTAGGGAAAAATAAAACTTTGGCATTTGCTCAAATAGGTTTTGAAGGTGGTGTAGCTATGGCTAAGGGTATTAAAGAAGCAAACGAATTGCAATACCCCATGAATATACCTGCAATGTTTTCTGTGGTATCTTCTGTATTAGGTACGTTAGCTTCAGCAAAGAAAGTTGCAAACGGTTCTTTTGCAAACGGGGGTATGGTGTTTGGTCCTACTATGGCTTTAGTAGGTGAGGGTTCAGGAACTAACTCACAAAATCCTGAAGTTATTGCACCATTAGACAAATTAAAGTCTTACATTGATATGGCAGGCGGTGGCGATGGTATGCAGTTAATGGGTAGTGTAAGAATGGTAATGGAAGGGACTGAATTAGTAGGGGTATTAGATAGAACAAACGTAAAACTTGGAAATATTAGCTAATGGCAAACATTCTACTTGGTTGGGCTAGAAAGAATAGAAGTACTAATTTAGGGCTTGAAAACGTATGGCTATATTTTGAGACTGAAACAACGTTAATTAAAACCACGTTTTCGCAGCCATTAGACCCCCCTGAAGATGGGTTTTTCATCAAGCAATTACAAGACGTTGTTACGGGCAATACGGATGAATGGAGTCAAGCAGAATTATTACAAGAAGAATACGATAGAAGGAGCGAAGGTTCAACTTTATACTATTACTACGACCCAGCTAATTACACAGGAACACCAGCGGACGATGGTGACGTTATACATTATGCCTGTTTTGGTCCTAGTGGAAACCAATTAGTAACAGAATTCTCTTTACCTTTAGAGTATGCTATAACTCCTAGTGGTAATTTAAGTAGTTCCACATGGTACAGGAGTGGGAACGGTGAATACTCGGACATCACAGCTTTAACAAGCTCCGACCCTAAATACGCGGTTATTTGTGATGTGTGTCAGATGGATTTGAAAGTTGATAGTATAAGCGTAGAAGTTAACGGTGGTGATTACGATGTTACAATAAACGCTACTACTTCGGATGGTTCTATTGAGTTCACAGATACATCAAGCGTAGGCACAACATGGCAAACAGACCCTTCGTTTACTTATCCAATACCAACAGAAGAAGAAACGATAAGATTTTATATTAGAGATACGGATGGATGCCACGAAATTTATAGAGATGTAGTTTTAAAACCATCTACTGAATACACGGTTAAGTATCGTAGTGAATTTAAAGACTATGACGGGCGCGACTGGCGTTGTGATATAGAGAGAAAAGGATATAGTGGAGCTGTAACAGATTTAAAGCCAACAGCAAACCCTTTAAGCATTACTAGAGGAAATAGAGGTGGCGATAAATTTGGAGTAATACGAGGGAGCGAGGCAAAAATGGGCGTTGTTTCAGAAACAGATTTTGCTTTAGTAGAGTTATTTAGTGCTAAGGATAAAGAATGGCGTTTAAAAGTTTGGAGGGATGACGACATCGGAACACCCGAATTGTATTGGACTGGTTTTATAGCTACTGAAGATTATCAAGAAGTTTACAAACGTGCGCCTTATGAGGTGTCACTTTCTTTCTATGATGGATTAGGTAGGTTAAAGAATTATGATTTTATAACAGATATTGAATTAAACCATAGCAGACGTAGTGCGATAGATATTATAGCCGAATGTTTAAGGGTAACGGGTTTAACTTTAGATATAGATACTTTTGTAAAAACTTATAGTGTTAACGATTATACAAATCATTTATACCCTTTAGAATCATATTTAGTAAATACTGAATCTTTTATAAAAGGTGACAAGTCTAATACGGTTTATGATGTTTTAGAAAAAGTTTTAAAAGTACAAAAGGCTAAGATTTACCAAGAATACGGAAAGTGGAAAATAATAGACCGTGACCAAAGCGAAAATTATAACATTAAAACGTATGACACCTACGGGGTAATTCAAGAAGGTGAAAGATTTTATTATAGAGGAACTTTTGATAGTGATTTAGGTGGTGATTTTGGTATTGGTGCAGGTAAATTAACAGGTCTTGCTTCAGAAGACGCGGTAGTAGGTGATGCGATAGGTATAGCAACTAGAACACATTCAGGGTTTAAAGGAGCGTTTTCATATATAGATTTTGATACAGGAGTATTAACAGTAGGTAAAAAATATTATGTTAGTTGTTATGTTTATGTAGATGCGTCCAGCACTTCGAATATAGTGATAGGTTTATTGGATAATTATAATTTTACAGATGTTGTAAATAATGAAATACCTTTAAACTCTTTCTTTGATGGCTCGGTTGAATTATATAAAGACAGGTGGCAAAAATTAGAGTTAACATTTACGGCAACATCTTCAAATTTTTACCCTAGACCGTATTTTGATGGTACAGATACGGGCACGTTTAATGTTTGGTTTGATGCTATTGAATACGGTGAATACATAGAACCACAAAAAACAATAGACTTTAGTACTTACAAATGGGTTGCAAATCCTAATATGACGTTTATACCAGCATGGCAAAAAATGACCATGAAACAAAAACTAGACAGGCGAAGCGGTGTTGTAAGAAATGGTAAGTTTGAACTAGAAACAGAAACAGGGTTTTTAAATTGGCGTAACCCTAATAGTATAATTAAAAAGGTTTCAGTACCTAAGCAGAACACGCTTGAACCAGCTATGAAAATAACAGGTAATGGGGATGATTCGCCAGCCTTTAAAGTTAGCTCGGAGGAATTTCGTTTTGATGTTACGGGCGATGGTGTAAAGTTTAAATTAAAGTTAGATTATAGAGGTACAGGAGGTGCACAAAGAATTTTTAAAATGGCGGTTATTTGTGGTTCTAATTATCTGAACAGCGATGGACGTTGGCTAAGTGATGAGACGTTTATAACTGAAACCATTGCGGCAGATGACCAAAAGACAAGAACAATAGAAATTAACACGGGGTTAGTAGGTTCTTCTGCTTCTATTTATATGGATATTTACCAAGCTTATGAGGCTGATGGTGGGGTGATAATTGAAGAAGTTAGTTTAGTGCCTACTGTAAACGATATAGTACCAAAAGAGCAAACTTTAGAATTTATAAATGATGAGAATTACATTCATAAACCAGAAGAATATAGTCTTGACTTTGGTGATACTGCGAACTTTACAAACCCTCAAATATTATTTAGCAATAACTTATTTAGTAACGCGGATGAAGAACAAGTAGTTTCAGGGTGGAAACTTGGTATTGATGGAGATATAACAACATTAGGAGACTTAATAGGGGGTGCGATTTATAACAATTATTCACAACCAACAAAACAAATAACGGGTTCATTACATGGTTATATAGAACTTAGTGATATATTAATAGAACAGGGTGAAAGCTATTTTATTAACTCGGACGTTTACAACGTAAAAACAAAACAACATAGAATAGAAATTTATCAAACATTTGGTAACTTAGTAGAAAATAATTATTTTGAGTACTATGAAGATGGTACTTTAGTAGAATTAGAAAATGGAAATTTAGCATTATTAGAATCATAAAACAATGGGAAGAAGTACAACAGATTTAACAGAATTAACGTCCTTAGCTTCGGGCGATTTGGTTAAAGTAATAGATGTTTCAGAAGCATCGACAACAAACCAAGACAAGAAAGTAACACTAGACACAATAACTAATTACGTAGGTACTAATGTAGCGGTAAACGGTATTAGTACGGCTGTGGTAGCTGTATTAGATAGTAATTTTGCAAGTACATATTCTAGCAACGTTTTAACAGCTTCAGGAAATGGAGCGTTTAGCCCTGATTCGGTCACGGTTTCGGTATCGGATAGGGTTTTGTTAATTGGGCAAACTTCAGCAGATGAAAACGGTATTTATACAGTTACTACGGTTGGGGATGGTTCAACGGCTGCGGTTTTAACTAGAGCAGCGGACTTTAATACTAGTGATGGTGTTAACTCTTTCTTAATTGTTCAAAGTACGGGTGGTACAAGTTATAATAACACATTTTGGAACTTAAACCTAGAAAGAGGTAGTTTAGTTTTAGATACTGACGACCTTGTTTTTAGTCAAGTTAAAATACCTTTCAGAAACAAAAAAGAGTTAACTGCAATACCTAGTAATACTATAACGTTTAGCTATGATACAAAATACATTTTAGCTTCAGCTAGTAGAGCTATAACATTCGCGGCAAGTGGACACAGTACAGAACCTAGTACAGTTATAATAGAACAAACAATAGACGATACAGATGTTCAAACTATTGATACAACCAACGCAAATGAATTTGCAATACAAGGAAACGGGCTTTCAGTAGGTTCAGATAATGTGCATACTTACGACACGGCTAGTAATTCAGCTTCGACACGTATTAATAGGACTGTAATTGAGTGGAACGGTACACAAGTAACAAGTATAGTTAATTCTATGAGTGAAGATTATTCCTTCACAGTATCTTCTGCTCCTAATACTGTTTTTCATTACAAACGCGGTACGGGTGTAGTTGCTGGGGTTGATGAAACAACAGACGCAACATGGACAGACCAAAAAAGGGGTATAGTAGCAACTTCTGATTATGCAGGTTCTTATGAAGTGCCTGTTTATGATTCAACAACAGACGATGAGGAATTTACTTTTACTAAAGCAGATAGTCAAGGATTGTTAATTGATGATATGAGTGTATGCTCTTTTGCTAATACTGAAACTATAATTGGGCATTGTCACGCAATTGTATCATTTCCAAACTTTACCGAAACAAGAACGGCAATATCAATGAATACTTCAGGAGCAAGTAAGAGGCTTTACATAGCTAGTGCAAATTCATCTTCACAGGTTGCCTTCTTTATGGGTGATGGGGGTGGAACGTTTGTAAGTACTAACGGAACAACAACGCTTTCCACTGATACCGAATACTTAATAAGTTGTAAGTTTAATGACGACCAAACAGTAGACGTTTATTTAGATAATGTTTTAGAGATTTCCTCAATAGATATTTCCTCAATAGACCCGCAAAACTTTGATTCTATTATGATTGGTGGTAGTGTAGCAAGTGGTACACCTTCTTATGATGATAGTTCTGTAATGGAAATAGCTGGTTTTGTTGGGGTAGATAATTTTAGTGATGCAGTAACGGAAATGTTAACACGTAAAAACTAATATGGAAAGAGTAAAAATAATAGCGTGTGGTCAGAGTAACGAAGTGGGGTGGGAGTTTGTAACAGAATTTCCAGACACCTATTTACATGAATCACCTAGTGTTAAAGTATTAACAAAGCTTTTTGAATGGGAAAAAGCGTTTTACGGTGTTAATACAATGGGTGAAGTACCTATATCTAGTCGAAAAAGTGGTAGGTCAGGATATTTAGAAGTATTTGCTAATAAGGTAAAAGAGCTAGGTCATGAAGTGTTTATGCAAAAAACAGCCGAAGGAGGTTGCGGATGGGTAAATACTAATGGTAATGGTTTTTCTTGGAATATAGACGACACAGATTTAGGTGATTATTCTTTAGTAAATGAGTTCTATAAACGAAAACAAAACGCACCAATAATTAACGAGGATAAAACCTTATATATTCTTGGGGGTGGTGAACAGGATATTTATGACGGGGTAAGCAAAGCGAACTTCATAACCGCTCAGACCGCCTTTATCAATAGGTTGAGAGGTTACGATGCTGTTAATCATCCTATAATTATAATGTTAACTTCTAACAACACGGTAAGACCAGCAACAGCAGATTTTGCAGGGAAAAGAGAAACTATTAACGAGGCGAAAAAAGAAATAGCAAACGATTTAGATAATGTTTATTTGTGTTTTACGGATGGTGATAGATTTTCTTTTCAGCAAGAGGGGACAGTAAGAATACATTATGATTACGATGGATGTGTAGCGGTTGCAGAAGCAATTAAAGAAGTGGTAGAATTAAACAATTTACTGTAATGGAGGGGTTAGAATGGATAAAATTACATTGGGCAGAAATAGCAGCAGCGTTTGGTATTGGTGGTAGTTCTGGTTTATTAGGCAAAAAGGCGATGGATTCAAAACAAGATAAGGAAATAAAGCAGCTTTGTAAAAAGGTTGATGTAATAGAAAAAGAGGTTTCAGAAAACAAGGCGAAACTAGAATTAAACACTACTTTAGACAAACAACTAAGGGAGGACTTAAACCGAGATTTTACACGTATTGACCAAAAGCTTGATAGATTAGTAGATTTAATGATTAAAAAATGAGGTATTTATTTATATTATTGGTGTTGTGTGGATGCACTACAAAAAGACTAATTAAAAAATTAGAACGTAGAGCAGGGGTAACAGATACAATTACGGTTGTAATGGTTGACACGGTAGAACGCTTTGTAGTTGATACGATTCACACGGTTAGTTTTCATGATACTGTTACGGTGGTAAATAATGAACGGGTTAAGCTTAAATACTTCTACGATACAACACGTCAAGAAATTTGGCATGATGTAGAATGTAAAGAAACGGTAATAAATAAGACCATACCAGTACCAATTAAAAGAATAAAATACCCTACTTGGTGGGAAAATATAAAAAGTGTTTGGTGGTTAATTTTATTAGTTATAATTTTACTATTCAAAGATAAGATAGCAGGCACTATAAAAAATAACTATGAGAAATTTAGATAAAATAATATTTCATTGTGCAGATACTAGAATCGACCAAAGTTTTAGTGTTGAGACAGTAAGAAAATGGCACACAGACCCAAAGCCAAAAGGGCGTGGATGGTCTGACATAGGTTACCATTATTATATCGACTTAAAAGGAACTTTACACAAAGGACGACCAATAGAAAAAAAAGGGGCGCACTGCAAAGGATATAATAAAGGTTCAGTAGGTGTTTGTTTTGAAGGTGGTAAAAAAGCAGATGGCTCGAAATGGGATAAGCCGAAGCCAACACAACTAGAAACAGCGCGTGTATTAATAGGTTATTTAAGAGCAACTTATAATGATAATTTAACTATTCACGGGCATTATGAATTTAGTTCTAAAAGTTGTCCTAATTTTGATGTTTGTATTATTGAAGATTATACGTAAACAAATATAATTTAAAACAAAACACTAAAATTATACGTTATTAAATATAAATCACTATCTTAGTGTTTTCATAATTGGTTTAAGGGTTAAAAAGTGCTATTCGAAAGGGTAGTACTTTTTTTATTGCTTTTATTTTTGTTAATTAGTGTAAATCAAATAATTATGAGATACACAAAAGAAATAATTGAATACATTAAGGTAAAACTAGAAACGTGTGATAATCATTCACAGCTAGCTAGGGAGGTAGTTAGAAAGTTTCAAATGCCTAACACTTTTGATTCTGTTAGGGTTAAGATTAAATCAATAGCTAACAATGAAGCGTTAAGCAAATCACAACGACCACATAAAAGACTGTTTTTTGATATAGAAACAAGTTATTTACTTTGTAGGCTTTGGAGGGTTGGAAAAGTTAACTGGGTAGATGCTAACAATATAAAAGAAGACAAAAAAATAATTTGCATTTCTTATAAGTGGGCTTACGAAGATACAGTACATACTCTTAAATGGGATGAAAAACAAAACGACAAGAAACTAATAAAAGACTTCATTAAAGTATTAGGTGAAGCAGATGAAATAATAGCTCACAACGGGGATAGATTCGACATAAAAGAAATAAGAACTAGGGCAATTAAACAAGGCTTGTTAATGTTCCCTAGATACAGAACGCTAGATACACTAAAGAAAGCCCGTAGTAAGTTTAATTTTCATTCTAATAGATTGGACTACTTAGGGGAATTTCTAAGCGTAGGGCGTAAATTAGAACATGAAGGCTTTCAATTATGGATTGATATAGTAGAGCATAAAAAGAAAAAAGCACTTGATAAGATGGTTAAGTATTGCGAACAAGATGTAATACTATTAGAAGATGTTTTCACAGCTCTGAACCCTTACATAGACCATAATACTAATTATGCCGTTTTAAGTGGTAAAGAAAAGCATTGTTGCCCAAATTGTGCAAGTAGTAAAGTTAGTTTATGCCATACAGATACTACCCCAATGGGTTACGTTAAAAGAAATATGAAATGTAGTAAATGCAAAAAACAATATGTGATAAGTAATAAAACTTACTTAAATAGTTTGATAAGATAATTTTAAAAACTAAGTTTGAATTAACCACTTTTCATCTAGGTTGATGGAATATCATTCTAAAAAAGGTGAACGGTTGGTTGTTGTTATTAATTAGGTCGGGGTGGTTTCCGACCTTTTTTATGAAAGTTTTTTAATAATAGTTTGAAAGTATAAATAAATTAACTATATTGCAATCACATTAAACAATTAAGATTATGACAAAAGTTATTTATAAAGAAAAGATTAAAGAAGCGTGGAGTACGTTTGGGGATTGTGTTTGGCTTCGTGGGGTTGGTTACGTTCCTATTAAAGATATTAAGATACTTGAAACTGATTGGGTAGATGAATTAGAAAAGAGACTATTTAGCTAACGGTTTGGCTATGATTAGTGCCGTAACAATAGAAATAACTTAAAAATAAGATACAATGTTTGAGAATTACAATAAGCAAGAAGAAGCAGAACAAAAGGCATTATTTATAGCTGATATTATGGTTATGTTGCCTACCGAAGAAGAAATAGATGAGTGGTATACTCGTAGAAGCGAAAACCCACCATACATAAATATTAAAACAGTTAAAGCTATTGAGGGGGCTAAAAAATATAGAGCTATAATGATACAAAGACTTGATAATTTAAAAAGCAATTAGCCATAACGTTGAATGTAAACACCGTTTTTTTAACGGATAGATATGGAAGAAAAAGAACTAATAGAAATATTTGAGAATCTTATTAAAGATTGTACAAGGCTTGCAGAAGGTACACAGTATGCACAAAACTTACAAGTACTAGATGACGCACATAAAGCGCTGAAACAAGTTAAAGAAAATGGTGTTTTACATAGTATTAGCAATTCCGTAAGGAAAGAAGTTGAACGCAGAAGGGATTTGATAATAAGTGAACCTGACGGAGTAGTAAGAGAAACTATGATAAGTAATTTAGCGATTGACTTATGATTGCTAACGT